CGAACGTTGAAACCTCATGTTGATCAGTCATTAGTTGTTCTCCAGTTGGTTAATTGCTTCAAGCAGTTGTTCTTTAAAAATTTTAGCAACTGAATTTAATTTTTCATTGAGTACTCGATTTTCTTCTTCAAGTGTTTTAATCCGATCTTGTAATTTTTCCTCTTGGGATTTTTTAACCATGCATGTGATAGTTACTTCTCCACTCATCACTGGTCCGCCAGGGTAGAGGGTATTATTTTTTTGTTCGATATTGAAAATTTCTAAAGTTCCATCCGAAAGTTTTTTGATGATTTCTTTTTTGTGATTTTCAAGATATGAAGAGTAATCAGTCATTTGTTAGAAATAAGATAAAAAACTGCAGAGGCAAGAAGAAGACCAATAACGAATAGAATACTAATCCAGATAGGAGATAGAACCCACCACCAACTCCAAGTAATAAATCCAGTCAGTTTTAGACCGATAAAAAGAATAGTCAATAAACCAGTGAACCCGATTCCACCAGAAGAGGAAGAAGAAGAAGACATAATTTGTTTTTGAACTGTACCTACTATAGAATAAAAAAGCACCCCCGTCAAGAGGTGGTGGTCAGTTTGGGAAGTGGTCTTATTAAAGGTTTAGTGGGTTTCCTTTAATAAGAGAAATCCTTATTAAAGAGACCTTCACAGGTCTCTAAACTCCTCTTTGAGTTTCAGGTAAAGTTTAAATCGTTCTTTGCGTACAGTATCTTCTTTCTGTTTCACCACTTCTTTGATATAATTTTCAACACTCATACGACCGACCTTTTCCACAATCTCACAAATCACAATCGTATTGCTGATGGTAATACGATTACCATCATATTCCTCCATATCTTCATATCCATCCTCATCAAGAAGTTCTTGTGCCGCAGCAGCAACTACTTCTTCAAGTTCGTCTTTATCATACACTTCCAACCCAACAGAGTCGAAAGTTGTTAGACCATTACCAAATGTATCTTTGAGAATAATAAAAGTCATCAGTCCTCTGTGTGTATGAGAGTATTATATCATCAAAAAGGGCACCTATAAAGTGCCCTGTTCCAGTTTAGAAAGTGTCCCATTATTTTTAATCTTTAATCGTTTTTAAATATTCTCTTTCTGAACGGTACAGATGAGAATGACTTTTATCCAGATAAATGGTAACACCTTCGATTACCTCTGGAATCAACCATTGATCTATTCTATAACAATATTTCCAATTTGGGGGCTGAACACAATTCATTATTACTACTGACCAAAAGGCGGTTAGATAATTCAGAATCGTAGTCATAGAACGCCACTATAAATGGGATAGATATCGTAAGTATGCTGATAAAAAAGCCCCCCACATAACTCGTGAAGGGCAATAAATGACCATCGTCCATTTATCAGCCGATGGAAGGGGCAGTCAGGGCCACAGGTGTGGACTCAGCTGCTGCAAGATCAAGCGGGAAGTTGTGTGCGTTCCTTTCGTGCATGACTTCCATACCGAGTCCGGCACGGTTAAGGACGTCGGCCCAGGTGTTGAGCACGTGTTCTTGGTTGTCCTGAATGGACTGGTTGAAGTTGAAGCCGTTGAGGTTGAAAGCCATGGTCGAGACGCCGAGGGCGGTAAACCAGATTCCCACCACTGGCCACGCAGCGAGGAAGAAATGCAAGCTTCTAGAATTGTTAAAAGATGCATATTGGAAGATTAGGCGACCAAAGTAGGCATGAGCGGCAACAATGTTATAAGTTTCCTCTTCTTGACCGAACTTGTATCCATAGTTTTGAGACTCGTTTTCGGTGGTTTCACGAACTAAAGACGAACTGACCAGAGAACCGTGCATCGCACTGAAGAGAGATCCGCCAAATACACCAGCAACTCCGAGCATATGGAACGGGTGCATAAGAATATTCATCAGTTATGTTGAGGTTCTTTATCCTCAACTCTCCGTCTTTCGTCGGAGTGTCGGACTATATCATCACCAACTCGTTTTTGAGTTGGGCCAAGCGCTCTTGGGTCTTCATAATCCGTTCTGGATCGTATGACCTAGTCTCTGAACCTTTCCCGCATTCCAGCGAGACTTGGCTGCTGATTAGCATGTCTAAGTACTCAAGAAACTGATCTAAAGTGTTTTTCTTTGACCCGAAGTGCTTATGGAATGTCCAGTGTGCCGAGCGACACAAGAGTATTCCATTCCTCGTATCAAATGCCCAATCAGTCCAAACTGATCCCGTAAAAAGGTGGTGACTGTCAAGAGTTCCTCTCTTTCCAGTTATTGCACATTTGTGGTTCCAAGAAGATCTAACTCCTTTTCTCCACTCTCTGTACTCCACAGTAGATCTCCACTCATTTGGAGTTCTAGGTTTCAGGACTCTATTTTTCTTGATTGTCTCACTTAGTTTCTTCCTAGACTCTAGAGAAACGACTTTTCCCCGGTGGGCATCCCCAATAGAAGATTTCCCACACTCTTTGCAACCTGTTTTTGACCTTTTGTAATTGTCAAAAGTAGTCTCAATGAGTCCGTGGTTTGGACACATGACTACCAAAGTGCAAGATTTGGTTTCGTACTCTCCAGAGACGAACTCGTGACCCCTACTCTCAATCAGACGGAGAGTTTTCCCCATCTTTTCAAGTTTGTAGTCATCAGAGTTTTTGTACATTAGATTTAGCTTTCCAGCAATTCACTTGGTTTTACGAGCACAATATTATTTATGCTCAGCCTGAAAGACAAGCATGTAATTAAACGTACCCGAAATGCCAAGAGGCATTGCATCAGAGAAAGAACCCTGACCGAAGGGGTAAACCAGGAACACTGCAGAAGCAGCAGCCACAGGTGCGCTGTAAGCAACCATGATCCAAGGACGCATTCCCAGACGATAGGACAATTCCCACTCACGACCCATGTAGCAGTAGATGCCAATCAGGAAGTGAAACACTACGAGTTGGAAGGGTCCTCCATTGTAGAGCCATTCATCAAGAGTGGCGGCTTCCCAGATAGGATAGAAGTGGAGTCCGATAGCATTGGAACTAGGAACAACGGCACCAGAGATAATGTTGTTACCGTACAGGAGTGAGCCAGAGACAGGTTCTCTGATTCCATCGATGTCCACAGGCGGAGCACCAATGAAGGCAATAATGAAGCATGTAGCAGCGGCGAGTAGGGTCGGAATCATGAGGACTCCGAACCAGCCAACATAAAGACGGTTGTTAGTGGATGTAACCCACTGACAGAATGACTCCCAAGATGATTGGCGGGAGTTAGATAGTGTAGCTTGAGCCATTTTTAAGGGTGTAAGTAGAGTCTGTCAGGGAAACAGACGACTTAGTATTTCTCCCTACCCTCGCGGGAGATATTAGAGACGGATTTTGAATGCCTAGTCTCGGTCAAACGGCATTGGGTGGGCTAATCAGTAGCGCTTTCAATTTAATTATACCCTTTGTTTCTCAATGTAAACTCTCATTCTTCTTTCTTCTTTTCAGTGACACTCTGCCCTGAAGAAGGTGAAGAAGTCCCTTTCTTATCGCTTGAGTTAGCCCTCTGCACACCAAAAGTAGCAAGAGCACCTGTGAAGATAGAAGCAATAAATGTTGGGTCTATTTTTTGTTGTGGTATTCCAGGGATGGCGACGTAGGCCAGTGTGAGAATAGCACCAGACCAGGCCAGCACCACAACCCTAACTAGAGCACCAAGCCACTCCTCGGACATGTTTTCTTTTGGCATTTTAGTTTCCTTTTCTTTGTTTTTGGATCCTATATTCATCATGCTAGAAAAGGGATAGTTTTGCTCCTAATCTCTTAGCAATCTTCTTAGGAGGAGAGAACAGGGGCTTGAATCTTTCTTTGCCTTCACGGCTAAAGCTGTCAATCATCGAGTCGTCGATGATGACTTTATTATTTATTTCGTACAGCGGGTCGATGTCAATTTTGTCCCTGATGTACCGCTCAACGTCCTCAACCTGGTCAACAAGACGCGTTCCTGTGTCAGAATACTCGAAGATGTCAATATGACCATCTTCAGCTGTGATATAGTGGAGAACAGGTTTGGTTTGTTTCACCTTCACTTTGAACTTTCCTTTTACTGCGTTTTTCACTGCAGGACCTAAACTCTTCTTTGCCACATTGAACCCTATGGTGGAGGCCATAGTCGCAGCTGTGGAGGCGACTGCAAAAGTGGCAGCAGTGGCTATAAGAGAAGGTTCCGGCAGTTCCACTTCTAAACCACCGACATTTACTTTCGGTAGTTCTTGTGTAGGCGGCACTTCTACTATAGGTTTGCTATCTGGAAGACTTCTGCTTTTTTCTTTAGCAGCCTGCTCTTTATCTCTTTGAGCTTGGACAGCTGCGTTATACTCGGCTTCTGTTGGAACCTCTATGACAGGAAACTGCAACGAGTAGTCTGGGATGTACAGCACAGGAGGTTGCAGACTTCTACTGACCGGTGGTGGGAGTGTCGACACAACAGGTGGCTCTATTGCAGAAATGACACTAGGAGGTATAGCTCTGACAATGGGTATCCTGTTATCAATTGGCTGGATCTCTGGGACTGGCATTGTTGATGGGAGGATATTTGACTACGATATCGGAGCAAATTCCTGCGTATGGGCTGTTAGGATGGAATGTCACACCTAGCTTTATCGCCTCTCCGCATTTCAACAACCTAACTAGCTCAAAGTCAAGTCTAGCCTTATCTGCTTCCGCCTTTTGCCTTTGCGTTGCAACCTTCGCTCTCTCCTTACACAAGTCCATGAGCTCTTTGTCTAAAGGGATATTAAAGCCAAGCGACACACCAGCATTGGAAGTGAATGTTTCGTAGGAGGACGGGTTGTTGCCGCCATTTAGCCCTCCCAAAAGAAAAGGAGCCAACGTCATGGATGGCCCCTGACAATTGACTCCTCCTCCGTATGAGTTCACTGCAAAAGGACCCTGAAGCACTTGTACCGCCTGGTTTGTTACATTACCAGTTGCAGAAGCTGAGGGTCCAGCTATATTAGTGTTACTTGGTGCTGACTGAGCAAATGCGGGTGAAGACCCCAAAACTATTGCGTAAAGACAGAGACAGAGTTTGTTACTGATTCTGTGGTCGTGGTTCGGTCTATCCATGTTTCTTTGGCAATTCCCGGCCCAAGGTAGGTTTCAGAAAACTGAAAAGGAGCACCTTGGGTGACGATGGTGTAGTTGGCTCCTAGAGTGGGGTTGCTTGGGATGTTGATGTTAGTTCCGGACACGGTGTAGGATTCACCAGTGGTGTATTCTATTTGCCGTATCGATTCCACGATGGTTTGTGAAGTCTGTGTGGTTGCTGTGATAGCACCACGGGTGAAATTAGGTACTACGGTGTTTGCTGAAGCTGGTTGTGCGAGTCCATGGATGACCCCCAGCAAAGCTCCAGAGAGGATGGCTAAGTGGAGGTCTTTCATCACTGGAACACAGAGAGCTCGAGTGTGCGTTGTCCAATAGCTGTTGTGCCAGGACCACCAGCAGTCACTGTGGGAACTCCACCAGAGTTGATGGTTCCTGCGAGTGCGCCTGCACTTCCACCTGCGGAGGTGACTGAGCTTCCATAAAGGTTGGGGGTATCAAAGCGACCGGCACTGGAGATTGAACTTTGGCTTGTAACTACGGAGTCTCCCTGCAGATAAGAGGCAGAGAAAGAAAATGACTCACCAGAAGTTGCCTGGCTTGCGCTTATTGTGCTGGGGGCGGCAGTGAAGCCATCACTTGTCATAAGCACTGCGTTGCCGACAACACCGGAATTGGTACCGTCTGATGTGGTGACACCAACACCGCTAACAGCGTATGAGTGGCCAATTCGAGTAGACTGTACTGCCGGACCCTCGACGGTGAGTTGCACGGAGTCTGTAATTCTTGAAGTGATTTGACCTGCATGCGCTGCAGAAGCGAGTAGGAGCACTGGAAGTGCTAAAACAGCTTTCTTCATTGCGGTTTATGGTGTGCTATACAAGATTGCGCTAATTAGTTTTACCCTTTAGTAGTTGTTTACAGATGTGTGTGAGAAGACGAGTGATGTAAATGTGTTTCATCAACCAATCTTTCGCCTCCTTTTCTGTCATCCTGTCGATTTCAGGGCGCATTTGAATGATAGAAAGTTCTTGCTCAGGAGGCAGAGTGGTATCAATAATCGGTGGGTTGGCCATCCATTCTCTCCCTAATCCATTCAATGATTTCTTCGGCCCTTTCCATATCTTCTTCTTTCTTTATTTTGTTTTCGTAGTACTTTTCTAATAAATCCAAATCTTCGTCAGAAACATTGTGAATAAGCTCAATCATTTTTGATCTTATAGCAATTTCCTCAGCGCCCTCTTCGTAAGGAATTTCGAACTTACTCTTTCCTTCTTCATCTGAGTCATAGTCAATACTTAAATAGATTTCTTTCCAAGAAAGCTCACAGTTTAGAACGTCTTCAACAGATATGTCTAACTTAGAAGCAGTTTGTTCAAACGTAAACCCATCGCTTAGCAAATCTCTAACTCTTTGTCTAAGGCCCAAATATCGACGATTGGGCCTAACAATACGAGAATGGTCACGAAGAGCGTGTTGAATGTAGCCACTCACAGTAGTCCAAGCAAAAGTGCTAAACTTAACCTTTAGATCGGGATCGTATCTCGTTGCTGCTACACATAAAGCAAAATGACCAACGGACTTTAGGTCATCATAAGTGAAGCACCCGGTTTGGTTTCCTGTTCTGCAGACGGCGGAGTAGGCGAGTCTCCCCGCCACCCAAAGATGCTCCTCCACCATTTTTTGTTGGTCTGGCGTCAGCTCACCATGACTTTTTTTCTTCCTAGAACGTTTTTGAATTTGCATTCCAGGTTGCAGTCCTATGTCATCCCTCACACGCGGCACATTCCCCTGAATCTGAGGCTTTAGAGTTGTGATAGTTTTGCATGTATTCAGAATAGCCTCCAATTCTGACTCCATCTTCCCAAAACTGGGGCACGGTTTTGAATTCAGGCTTCCAATATCCTTTGTCTTCTGCTTCTTGTCGAGAGATCTCTTTGTAGTTCTTACCATCCTGTTTGAGTTGTTCTTTCAGTTTTGTGCAATATGGGCAGCCATCTTTGGTGACTACAATGATTTCTTGTTCTTTCCTATCTTTTTTCTTCAGTGGGGAGGAAGACTTCAGGTAGTAAAGAGACTTTACTCCGTTTTTCCAAGCGGCGAGATGGAGTTGGAACATCCGGTCAGCACTAATCTCGGGATCTACGAAGAGGTTCAGCGATTGTGCTTGACAAATAAGCGGTTGGCGGTCTGCTGCTTGCTTGATAAGCTCCATAGAGTTAATCTCTCGTGCCGTCTTAAACACTGCTTTCTCTTTTACAGTGAGGCAGTCTAGTGTCTGAACTGATCCATTATTGGCCAGGATCTCATCCCATACCTCATCACTAACTCCACGCTCGCACAATAGCTTTTCCAGTTGTGGGTTCTTTCTAACAAAAGTGCCTTTAGCTTGTACAGCAGCAAAGTAGTTGGAGTCAATTGGCTCGATGCCCTGCGAGAAAGCGCCGCTGATGACAGCGTTAGTTCGTGTAGGAGCGATGGCAAGAAGGTGAGTGTTGCGTCGCCCTGTTCCTTCGCACCATTCTGGCTCACCATATTCCTCCGCCAGCATCTTAGTCGCACGCTCTGCTTTGGACCTAATGTCGTAGTGGATATCTACATTCATCTTTCGTGCCTCAGCACTCTCGAATGGGATCATGTGCTTCTGAAGAAGTGAGTGATATCCCATAGTTCCAAGACCGAGAGCTCGGGACTTCTCAGCAAAGCGGCGGGAGCGACCCATACCGAACTTATGGCCAGTTTTGTTGATGAACTCAGTTAGGACTGAATCCAAAAAGTAAGTAGCAAGCTCAACGACCCCAAGATTAGATTCCCCAACCCAGTTAGCCCACTCGTCGTACCTCGCCAAATTAAGCGACGAAAGGCAGCAAACAAATGAGTGATTTTCGTCAGTATGGAGTGTGATTTCTGAGCAGAGGTTAGAGGTGCTGACCTTAAGTCCTCGTTCTTTGTAGCATTCTGGGTTCTGGCGATTGACATTGTCGATAAATAGAAGATATGGCGATCCAGACACAAGGCGAGTCCTGAGGACTTCACCGAATAACTCCTGTTTCTCTTGGTCACCTGCGATCATGGACTCTAGCCAAGCATCTGTGATAGTGAGACCGAGGTTGGAATCGATAAAGTTGCGTGGGTCGCCTTTGCTATGGTCTTTTGCCCTAAGGAGCTCCGGAACGTCTGGATGATCAATGGGTAAGTAAGTTGCAAAAGATCCGCGACGAACTCCACCTTGGGAAACGTATGAGGCCGTTTGGTCAAACAATCGGCTAACTGGTGCTACGCCAGTAGCTTTACCACTACCTGCAAATGGGGAACCAGCAGGGCGAATGTCTCCCAAGTAAATGCCTACACCACCACCATTTTTAGAGAGAGCGGCTGTCTCTTTCAAATGTGAATAAATGGAAGAAATAGAATCTGAAATGTGGACTGAGTAGCAAGAAATGGGAAGAGCACGACTTGTTCCAAAGTTAGCAGCGACAGGAGACGCAGGACCAAGCCACCCATTCCAAAGCATGTTGAAAAGGTCCTCTTCTAAATCAGGTCTTTTTAGGTATTTAGCGGCGGTAGAAGACAACCTGGTGAACATGTCTTTAGGCGTCTCCCCAACCTGGAGGTAGCCTTTATTAAGTGTTTCGAGTGCTTCAGCACTCATCCAATCGGGAACAACTTGCATCAGCGGAGAACGAGATCGAGGGAGGAAAGATTAACGGTGTTGAAGTTCTGAGTGGGTTTGGCGACATAATTATCGCCGGATTTTGATGCGGCAAAGAAGTCAGTGCTCTTTTGACCAATAACCATAACATCGAACCACTCTTTCACCGAGTTGGCGAGTACCGCATCGTACTCATAATGGCAGTCTACGATGTCATAGATACCAAGTTCTCGAAGTCGGTTGTTAGCACGCTGCAGCATGTAAGCATCAAGCGCCTCTGCAGTAAGACCATTTACTTCACGATTTTTGAAGATGTTAGCGAGGAAAGAGCGCTCATTCTCCAGTACAGCATCAAAGCCTGATTTTATCAGTGCTCGTTCTTCGCTCGACAAACCTGTTTCACGAACAAGTTGACGGAACAAAGCGCAAGCACCATCACTATGTTGTTGTTCATCAAGCGCCGACCAAGAGATCACCTGCGCCAAACCCTTAAACCGTCCACTCTTGTTGAACGAGAGGAGGACCGCGAAGGATGAGAACAGCGACACTCCCTCACCCGCTCCTGAGAAGATTCCAAGAGCAACCTTTCCATTGTATTTAGAGAACTCCTCAATCTTCGCTTGAGCCGTGGGATCACCGAGAAACGCCTCGAACTCATCAAGTCCAAGTGTATCACTAAGGTGATTATACGCCTGTTGATGAATACACTCAAATAGAGAATACGCTCTCGCCATCGAAAGAATCTCCGGCTTCGGGAACATTGCGCATACTTCATCACTCCAATAGTCTCCAATGACTTGTTCTAATGTAGTGAAACCTCTAAGGATACCTGCAATAATCTCCCTCTCGGTTTCTGTAGCTTGTTGCCAGTCCCTAACGTCAGGGTCAAAACTAACCTCCTCAACCCTCCAAATGGAAGCGATTGCTTTCTGAAATCGATTGAAGAATTCTGGATACTCCCAGTCTCCGTTCAGTTTATATGCTAGTCTAGGTTCTGTGATGCTCACTGGTTATATTCTTGAAATACTTGATCGTTCCACCATAAAGGTTTTGAGCTTGGCAGTTTCTTCCATGCCGCATAGCTTTTGTGATGCATATAGCGGCGATACGCTTCAGTAGTGCTGATGCGAAAGTTCCTACGAATCTCTGGATATTGCTCAGCGTTGATAGCTCTGGCAAACGGTGTGTGTTCAGTGTAGAGACTAAGAGACCCACCATTTTGCTCAAACAGTCGTTTGGCATCGAGGTGGGCTTGTAAGCAGCTATGGATTTTACCGTAGCGGCGGTGATATTCGGCGCAAATTGCCAAACCGTGTAAGATCATCCAAGCAGTATTAGCTTGGCATTCGCGACCCCAGATAGTGCAAGGGTGATTTTTGTGTGTAACTTTGTAATGACCACCGTCTTTTTTAGTAAGAAAGCCGTAGTCGAGGAACTCTTCGCTGAAGTTTGCTGCCAAAAGTTGAGCATTCTCCAGAGCCATCTTGACCACAAGTTTGTCAGGAAGATCGTAAGCAGACTGGAAGGGACATTCTGAGGTGGCAAATAGGTTCACGGTTTGTTTAGCGAACTAGGGCTATTATAGTCTAAAAACTCAGCTGTAAACCCTTTTGTGTGCTTTCTAACTCCATTTAGAACTGACGATAGATTTCCGGGGCTCAGACCGAGTTCTTTAGCCGCCTCGTTCACTCCTCTAAAAATCATTCTTTCCCCGTCTGGAGAGATAACTTCTATAGCTTTTCTTGTTTTTTGTGAGCCAATTTCTGCAAGCCTTTTTGCTTTATCACTTCTTTCTTGCTCAGATAGATTTCGCCATCCAGTCCTATTCCTTCTTTCTTCTTTATTTTTTAGTGCATCCCATGATGCTTTTACTTTGATGTTCCTTTCTTTTATTGACTCTAAGGTTATGCTTTCTCTAGACCTTTTAGCGCCCAATTGGCAGGCTTTTCGTGAAAGTGCCCCGCTAATGTTTTCATTCAAACATTTAGGGTCATCCCAAAAATAACGGATAATTGACTCCTCAACGCGTTGCGCCTGCAACAATCCCTCATCGTTATAGTCAAAAGTTTGAAGAATAGTGATTTCCGGAGTGTAAAAATCCCACTTCCATTTGTGAGTTACGGGTGACCCTAAATAGCCATCTTTTTCTTTGGACTCTTTATGATAACCAAAATAAAAGTCAGGGATTTCCTCAAATGTGATTTTATAAACAAAGATGCGTAAATCCATCTAACTATTATAACAAAAAAGGGACCCGGTAAAACCGAGCCCCTTATAATTATCTACCTTGTCCACGGTACCTTTTTTTACGTCCGTTACGGGAAGTAGCGCTAAGTTTAGTATTACCACTAGCACCTTGTCGAGTGTTTTTTGGTTTTCCGGGTTGGAATTGGACTCCGCTAAGCCCGACTTTTGCACGTACTGCCAATGAATTTCTCCTTTAGTAAGTTTCTGAGAGTTGCTTTACAGAGTAAGCGAGTAGAACCAAAAAGATTATAGAAGTTGTGGTCCAGAGTAAACTTGTCATTTGCGAGGCCATGTTAGTTCTAGTGTGGCGGTGAGAAGGATAACAAAAGCAAAGACAAAAAATCCTGCTAGCATAAGTCCTCCAATGATGATACAAGCGGTAGCAACGGGGGCCATCTTTTTAAATGGGAATTAAGCGTTACGGTTGATTTCACAGAGAGGTGTAACTGTAATTCTTGTGGCCTTTATATCTCGTTGTTATCACTCCTCGCCAGATTGTGTTAGCAGTGCTGCACCAATTACTGATACAATTAGGATAGTGGCTGTGGCAAGGAGTACCATAGGTCTGTGGGAATCTTGTGCAGTTCCGTTGTTTAGCGGGAGCGGTTCTTTAGAACCACAAAAGCATCTTTGTTGAACTTACGGACACCTTTGGGAGTTGCCCACTTCTCGTTGTAGTCTTCGCCTTGGTCGATCCCCGAGACAACTGTGCCACCAATCTCGATGACGATGTCGTCTTCAGTTGGGTCCCAACCAAGATCACGAACAGCAGCAGCAATCCCTCCCTCGTTCAATTTATACATTGTAAACTCAGAAGAGGCCAAAGGCGAGAGTGCCCGTGGTAAAGTAAGAGATGAAGGCGAGGATAATCGAAATCATAGCGACCCTACCATTCAACTTTTCGGCTTTCTCGTTGTGGGTTTCGTACATGTCTTTGTTCATTTGTTCCTGGATGTCTGAATCGATATACATAGTTGGTTCGGTCGCGAACATGTTCTGTTTGCCGAACTCGTCTTTGGTTACTGTCATTAGGTCGGTAGTAGTTCATCTTTATTTTACCCTAACGTTTCAGTTTGTAAACCTCTTACAAAAGTCTGTGTTTTGCTTTAGAAACTTATGAACATACCCACCTACATCCATTTCCATCCTGTGATGGGCTTGAAGGTGGAGGGATTGGACAAAAAACAAAGACCCACAAATGAGAAGGTTTATATGGGTTACAGGTGAACCCAGAACCTTGGAAAGATAGCCTTTCATAACAGAAAAAGGAGGGCCGAAGCCCTCCCCACGATCAATCTTCTTTTGTAACTTCCACCGACACCGACTTAGCGTCTCGGCGAGGGATGCGAACGGTCAACATACCCCATTTGATTGAGGCAGTGATGCTATCAAGTTCAACTCGTGACCCAAGTGTAAGGTACGTCGAACCACGATCACATTCAATAATCAGTGCGCGTCCTCTGGCGTCAACTTTGATAGTGTCCGGATCAACACCCGGAACTTCTACATTGACAATAATGGAGGTCTGGTCTAGTGACTCCTGAACCTCATAGGAAAGACCTGAGCGAGGAATAGCGCTGACTTGGGAGAAGTTGCTCAACATTTCGTCGAACACTTTATCGATTGATGCTGCGTTAGGTAGTGCAATCATTGTGGGCAAAAAGCAATAGGACAATGAATGGGAGATGAACTCCCAAAGCGAAATACGAGACTCGAACTCGTGACACCAATTTGGAAGAATGGGATGTTACCGCTACACCAATTTCGCAAGAGCCGGTGACAGGGCACGATCCTGCGACATCAGCTTTACAAAAGCTGCGCTCTACCAACTGAGCTACACCGGCAA